ATGGCTCTACACGAAAATTTTCAAAGTACCGCCCAAATACTAGGGTTTACACTCCCCAGGCTTCACACTGGGAAGAGTTGGTATGTTGATTTTTCATCCTACGACCCCGTCTCTAATAGGATGAAACGAAAGAAATACATGCTCGATAAAACAAAAAACAGAAGCGACCGAAAGAAGTTGGCTGTTCTCTTAATCTCCAACCTCACCCAAAGACTCCTTCAAGGCTGGAATCCATGGATCAAAGATGACAGTTCCAAGCGACTGACACCATTCTTTGATGTCATCAAGAGTTACAGGGACTATATTGCAGCCATGGAAAAGAAAGGTACACTCAAACACAAAACAGCCTATGATTACTTATCCCGGGTCAACTCTCTTGAGACTTATATCCAGGAGTGTCATATTGCCATCAGGTACATCTATCAGTTTGACAGAAGCTTTATCGTCGATTATCTGGACTATCTGATTCTTGATAAGGATGTGAGCCCCACAACACGCAATAATCAGCGCACATGGCTCTCAACCCTCTGTAGCTGGCTTGTGGAAAGGAAGTATATTGAAAAGAATCTGTGCGAAGATATCCATATGCTTCGTGAAGGAGAGAAGAAACGCGATGCTCTTACATCCAATGCCCTCACGCGCATGCGCGAGTACTTAATTCATAATGACAGATTTTTCCTGCTTGCATGTATGATGGAGTACTACACATTTATCAGACCTGATGAACTTCGACATCTAAAAGTGGGTGATATATCTATCAGCAATAAAGAAGTTGTTGTGCCGGCAGAAATCTCCAAGAACCATCGAGAGCGTCACGTAGGCATCAACAATAAAGTTATCCATTTGATGATCGAGCTCAACATCTTCGATGCACCTAGTCACTTTTATCTGTTTGGCGATAACTTAAAGCCAGGTCCCACTATGACCTATATAAACGCATTCCGTTACGAATGGGCAAAGATGCGCAATGCACTGCACTGGCCAGACAGTTACCAGTTCTACAGTCTGAAGGACTCTGGTATTCGTGATCTGGCCAATGCAGAAGGAATTGTTGTGGCAAGAGATCAGGCCGGCCATACCGATATCGCCATCACAAACCGATATCTAAAAAAGGAGTCATTGGTGCCAGAGTGCGTCAAGAAATTCGAGGGAAATCTATAACATTTCATAGAAATAACCTGTCATCAATTTATCGAAGCCATCTGAGGTTATATTAGCCTCTATTTTCTCGCATCCGTAACGTTTGTTTCTTATTATAAAGATACCTGTAGGGTCTGGCATTTCTTCAGCCATGAACTTTATTACAGATTTGGCTTTTGTTAAGAACGAATAGCCATTTGTATGCAGCTGTCCAAGGTAGTACGTACAGCGAGTAGGATTTAAGGACAAAGACCATGATTGATGACTTACTCCTTCAATTTGTGGTTTAAAATCCAAATCGACAAATCCGACACTTCCCTGCCACTCCGACCAACCGTGTGTTCGACCTAATATGGCTGCGTATGTTTGTGAAGTCTCATCAACAAACATCACCTGCATTCTATCTTCTTTCTCTGCTTTTTCGGAACTGACACCATTTTCTATACTACTTTGTACAGATTCTGTTCCACCATCTTCCGATGATTCAGAAGAGGAACCTCTTCGACCACCCCTCCGCTGCCCATAGCCTACCTTAGGCATGGGGTTGGCCATTGACGGCATAATCAACCATTCCTTGTATTCTCGCCCATCTTCATCTTCCTCCAAATAAATGTAGCCAACAGCCACAGGAACTATTTTCAGTTCTGCAGAACTATCGCCCCTTTTTAAAGGTGCGAACATATCTATCTTGATAAACTGTTCCGATGGTGGAACTGAATCCTTCCAATTAAAATCGTGTGTCCACGAAGCATAGTCTCCTTCGGACAGAGTGGAGAAAACATGAAGTGTACGATTATTCGAGGACCTCCATGCTTGCAAGGCCTCTAAACGTGTCGTGTAATTCTGACGACTGATTGACTTTCTGAGTTCTTCATCCATACAGTCATAATCGTGGTGTTCACTGTCACTCAATTGGTACTCTAAAGTATCATTGGCAATGCACCCGACCTCATCATCATTCATATCCACAGAATACTCTTCAACAGGTATCAGAACAACAGAATCCCGATTAGGAAGATGTAAGTTACTTACAACTTTAGCCGTTTTATGAACCTGATCGGTATAAATAGTAACATTAAAAAAGCGGCACACCTCCTGGAGAAACTGATATACAGTCCAGTGAGGCAAAGTATAACGAATAAAGCCCCTATCCAAGGCCGTGGCTATATATATACTATTCCACGGAGTCACATCAACCTCGTTTTCTATAACATTGTATCCATAATACTCGATACAAAACGTCATTAAATCAACCAGGCACAATTGCCGAGTCTCCTTGAATCTCTCATTGGTCTCATCAAAGATTGGAGTAGATTTTATTCTCATTCCAGAAGACAATGAGTAAGTATACTGCATCCTACTACCACCAGAAGTATCAATAGTACCAGCCCTGGTATTTATCGGTGTAGCTATAACATAACCAAGGTCCAGTTCATCAATGTAATCTTTGTTGTCTGATGATAGAAAGTTCACTTCTGATCTTCCACCTAACAGCTGAAGTTTCACTGCAACATCAGTTACTTGTGTGACACGAGCTTTTCCTAATAAGACAGGATGATTCCCGACTAACAGTCTGCAATCCATGGAATCTATTTGTTTCGTTCTATCAAGACGATGGATGTTTCCAAAGAAATTTCTATTCGCTAGAATAGACATTGGAAGCGTAACCTCGAGAGTATAAGATTCTGATTCCGTGAAGTAAGGGTTTTCACGGATCAGTTTTATAGACTGCGAGCTGTCAGGATAAACCTGAGTATTATTCAAATAAAGAACAGTAGCCATTTATTTCTTCTTTAATAAGTCTTCGTATCTTTTTATTCTGCGGTAAAGACCGTTTTCACCATCGATAGGAATATCAACACCGATACCCTGCTCGAGCTGGGATGCCAGGCGATCCTGGTTCTCGTTGATGCGGTCGATGGAATCGTTGAGACGTTCATTGTCGACATTGACGTTGACGATAGGTGAAAGCAGCTGGTTGGTACCAGCGCCCATGGAGCGCGACACGTCCTCCGCAGTCAGCGAACCGACAGTGTTATTCCGCTGTGCCTGGTCGAGGAAGTTCAGGAACGGCAGCACATTCGGGTTGTTGACGGCCTGATGGTTGGCGACGAACTCTCCTTCATGAACTACACCTGCCTCCTTTCGGTACCGGCGGCCACCCGTGAAGCCGCCCTCAAAGTACCCCATTTCTTCCGTCTGATGCTGCTTTTTTATCGTGGCAATCTGGAGCATGCCGGCAGCCACTGCAGCAGCTGCTGCGATAGGTGCCAGGATATAACCGATGAGCGGTACCTGTGCAGCAGACGAATAGGCGTTGATGGCACTCATTGCCGTGCTGGCAAGTGCCTGGGCAATCTCTATCTTCATGGCCCGTTTATTGGCCTTTGACTTGATGGCAGCAATCTCCTTCTGCTTTTTCTCTTCGAGTTTCTTGCGTTTTCGCTCGTTGTTACCTGCTGCCTCAATCTGTTTGTCGTAGTTCTTTTCTACGACGGCAACCTCATAATCAGAGCATGCCTTGGCATAGTTGCTGATTCCACCCAGAACGGCTGAAACTGATTGGAACATTACCTGGTACTTCTGCTGAACCTGCTCGATGAACTCAGAGAGGTTCTGAGCCTTGGCTGCAAGATACTCGGCATGAGTAAGTTTGTCTTGCTCATAGAGCTGTTTCAGCATTGTGTTTGTATTCAGATAGTTTGTCAGATCGCCTGTCCATGGATTGCTGGCATTAGCATCGCCTGCCTTTTCGCGTGCGACGGCCAGACCATTGTTCACTTTTTCTGTGAACTGATCCTTTGTAGCCTGTGCAGGGTTCTGGGCATACTTTGCCTCGATGGCCAACCTTGCCTGCTGGTAGTCCTCTTCTGTTAGCAGTTTCTTGTCGTAGAGTTCCTGCAGGGCATTCAGTTCAATGTCACGTTGCATGTAGTTGGACTGATGGAGGTAATCGGTCCGTATCTTTAGTAGGCGTTCCTCGATGTCGCGCCGAGTCTCTTCCTGATGTTGTGCGCTGCGGTCAGCTATTTCCCATTCCAATTGCATTTCTTCCAGTGATCCTTTTACGGCCTGGTCTTTCTTCCACTGCAAGAAAGCCATCTCTTCCTGGAATAACATTTCATTCAATGCCTGCTCATTATGGTATGCAGCAAACCTTTCATCGTAGAAACTGGCTTCAAGCATGGCCATCTTCTGGCTATGCTCTCGTTCTTTCTCCTTCAGGGATAGTTTCCTTGCCTCTTCATCCCCATGGGCAAGCAGCATTTTCTCCTGGGCATCGAGGCGCAGGTATTCGGTACTGCCCTGTTCAAAGAGCGCCTTACGCTCCTTGATGCTTTCCAGTTGGATCTGTTTACGCTTCTCGATGTAGTCACGGTAGTTCGTCAGACCGAGGCTATAGCTGACGGCTTCCTCTGCCAGACGGTTGTCCATCTCTGCTTTCAGCTGCTTGCTCTGCTCTTGTAAGGCCTTACGTTCCTCATTCTCTTTCTTCTTACGATCTGCCTCTGCCTTGCGCTGTTCCCTTTCCTGCTTCTTAATGTCGGCATCAGACACGTAAGACTGCTTTTTCTGAGGTTTCACGACAATCTCCGGCAGTGTCTGCTCGACGGGTTTGTCCGCTGCAGCCTTGCCGACAGATGCACCGATGGCTGCACCTCCAGCCACTGGATTCCCTCCGGAACCGGCAGGAGGTGGAGCTGAGAATGTTTCCTTCACAGTACGCTTCACATTATTGAACTGAGCGACAGCGGCATCAGCGATGGCTTTGAAGCCTTGTTTGAAGCCGTCTTTGATTTTTCCCCAATCCAGCGTGAATATACCTTCTATCACTGTGGCCACTGCACCCAGTTCGTCAATCAGTAATTTAACGGCGACGGTGATGGTCGTGAAGCCTGTGGTGAATGCCGTCACCAGCAGCTGTATGATTTTCCTGATAAAGGAGAATTTGTCATACAGTGAGACAGCCCATTTAACGAGGTTAATAAACCAACCGGCAACCTGTGCCAGGATACCAGCCAGTTTTGCACCTGCCTGTCTGAGCATCGAGGTGGCCTCACTTGCACCAGCGATGCGGTCGCGGTACTTGATGAAGAGCACGACAGCAGCAGTCAAAGCGGCAATCACTAGACCGATGGGGTTCATCTTCGTTACGAAGTTGAAGGCCTCAGTGGCGAGCTTTGCCCCCTTTGTGGCGATTGTATGTATCTTGGTTGCTATTGTTGCAGCCTTCACATAAGCCGTGTATGCAGCTAATGCAACGGAAGCTGCAAGGATTTCACCCTTATGCTCAGCTACGAATCTCGTAGCAATAGAAAGTCCCTGTACCATAATGGAGAATCCCGTACAGGTGTATTTTACAACTGGTAGCAACTGACTGCCAAGTTCAATCGACATTTCGTGGAACTTTTTCTTGCATTTCTCTATCCTTGCTTGCACGGTGCTGTTCATGATGGCATATTCTTTCGATATGCTCGTTCCCTCCTTATATGCCTTTGTTGCCAAGGCTTGACGATCCCTGACGTCATCAATCTTATCCGCAAGCGTAGAAAGAACTCCGACGGCGCGGGCACCATCCAGTCCCATGTCATCAAGCATCTTCATCATAGTCTGCGGATCCTGACTGCGCAGACTGTCGGCCAGATTGAGGATTGCCTGGTTTGCATCCTCATTCAGAAGCTTTGTGAAATCCTCGACACTCTGACCGGCAATACGGGCGAATTTCTCAGTGTCGGTCTGCATCTTGGTAAGCATATTGCCGAAGGCAGTGGATGCCATCTCATCACGCAGGAGGTTTTCATCCATCACTGCGCCGTATCCCATTATCTGAGCCTGTGTCAGTCCCAGTTGCTTTCCGAATCCGGCAACTCTGGCCGTATAGTCAATCAGGAACCCAGCTCTGGCAGGAGAGTTCTGCGCCAGTTCGTTGACGGCAGAACCCGTAGCAAGCATGGCTCCACGTAATCCTTTCTTTTCATCTTCACCAAAAGCCATTGCCAGTTTTCCTACTTGGTCAACGGCATCTTCACCTAGGTCATCACCAAGAGATACCTTTATCATGTTGGCACCGTCAACGAACTCCATGGCCCCTTCCTTCGTCTGAATACCGAGACGTCCTGCTGCATCTGCTAGTTTGTTTAGATCCTCGCGTTCTGTCCTGGTGTCCATTTTCTTGAAGTCTTCGTTTAATTCACGGACTCCTTCATCGGCCAAACCTGTATATTTCCTAACGTTGGCCATCTCTTCTTCAATGGTAGCGTAGTCATTTACTGACTTGCGCGTGGTCATTGTCAGTCCGGTGATACTACCAATAATCTGTGTAATGGCTCCCCAGTTTTTATTAAGGAAACCAATGAATTTTCCCCAGGCCGACTGTTGGGCACTGGCTTCCATTCTGGTCCTCTCCAGCTCCGTGCGCAATTTCCTGACTTTCTTCTCTGCCTCCCTATATCCGTCGGAGTTGCGATCCATATCCTTCATCTGTTCGCTAACGGCCTTGATGGAATATTCAAGATCGCGCATGCTGGCACCGCTGATGTTGTCGAGCGTCCTCTTGATGAGGGTCGCTTCGTCGGCCACGACCTTCTCTTCTTTTCCGGCCTCCTTCAGCTCTTTGTTGTAGCGGTCAATGAGTGTGTTAGACTTCTTTTGTTCCTCCTTCACCTTATCCAGTTGGGCAGTGAAACTGCGGATGTATTCAGTCGAACGCTCATAGGCCTTGCTACCCTGCTTGGCAACCTTCAGGTGCTCACGGGCAACCTCCAGTGCTTTCTCCAGCTGCTGGACGGATGCAGTGCCGACGTTCTCGGACGTCTCACGAAGGAAGCGCATCTCAGCACCCAGTTGCTGTGCGCTCTTGCCGGTACCGGTAATGCCTGCCTTCACTTCATCGAAGGCCCGCATGGTGGCGATGCTCTGCAGTTCCTGCTTCACCTCCTGCAGGCGACGCAAGAAATCGCCCATCTCCTCGGCATCCTGAGGCTTCGCGTCAATCATCTTCTGCAGGGATTTCTGGGCATCACGGATATCCTTAGCAGAAGCATTGCCGAGGTTGTCGAGCGTCTGGATGGTCTTCATCACCTCGTTTTCATACACCTTCAGCTCTGCCTTAGCGGCATTGATCTGCTTGCTCACGGATTTGTAATATCCGGAGTCCTTCTTTTTGTCGATGGTGTCGCGAAGCGCCACGAGATCCTGAACCCGTTTCTTCAGGTCTTCCATCTTGTTCTGCGCATCCTCTGTATTCAGACGGATGACGCTGCTGTATATCTGGTCTTTTGCCATAACGAAAAAGTGGTAACGTTACATTTTTTATGCAAAGTTACCACTCATCGCTATATCTTAAAAATACCCTATATGGCTGGTTTGCCTCGTTGGATTTCCTTATATCTCATCCGGCTTTCCTCCCTACGCTGCTGCTCTTTTCTGAACATATCACAGAACTCTTCATTGGAAGCCTCTTTTCTAAAGATGCTCCCGATGCCTGAGCCGGTAAGATAAGCCGATCCACCTATGCCAAGCAAAGCGTAAAGACCTGCCAAAATACCCATAGTTGTATATCTTTGCTGCAAATATACACATAATTCCTTAAACTTCCAAATATTTCAGCATATATTTAATATTAATAAGGTGAAAATAATAAAGCCCGGGCTATTTCTCGGGCTTTACATAGGTGTTATATCGGATGGTGGTATGGGGATTGAAGTTAACAACTTTCACCTTGTAGCCTTTAATCCCCCATTTCCACCATAGGAACCGATGTTTGTATTCATGATAGACGACTGTCGCCAGAGAGTCGCGGATGTTATAATAGAAGGTGGAGTCCTGGAGATAGAATTTCAAGTCACTCCACCTGTCATTATAACTAAAAACATCCTTAGAATAGTCATATCTGGCCTTGACGCTGTCCGTGGTTTCAGCACCGACTTTCTGTAGGGCGTCCAACTGTTTCAGCTGCAGGCCGAAATCCTTGATTAATTTCTCATCAATAATCAACTGTCGGCGCAATGCTTTCAGCTCTGCCTCGATAACTGGCGATGTGATTACCTGGACCTCTCGCATCGAGTCCTGATCGTGAATCTTCACGCTCTCACGCTGCAGCGGTACCATGTTCTGAGCTGCAGCAAGTTGCTCTTTCAGGCTGGCAATCTCCTTCTGGTGGGTTTTGTCATCATAGAAGAGTGCAAAACCTACAGCAATCATAATGAAAACTGCTAATAAAATCTTTACTGAATCTTTCATACTCCTATTTTATTAATGTCCATATACTCTACCATTGCATCGAAGCAAGGGCACTCTTTGATGCGTTCCCATGGGTCGACCACACCGTTATGATTGAGGTCGGGAGAGATATCGCGGTGTCCCATGATCATGGCATCCGGATATCTCAGCTTGAGCTTTGTGAGGAGGTCGAAGAGAGCTGCCTTCTGCTCTGGTGTTCGGTTATCGATACCGTTAGGGTGCTGCTTGTCGATACCTCCTATCCATGCCACATGGATACTATTGGCATTGTAACCCTTTACGCCATTGGCCACCTGCGACTCCTCGAGCATTCGGATGATATTACCATCGGTCTTTATCACATAATGATAACCAGGTGCATTCCATCCCTTGGCCTTAAACTCTGCCCGAAGCGAAGCTTCAGTCGTAGTCGCCTGATGGCTCGCTGTGCAGTGAACGAAAATTCTATTTATTCTTCTCATTTTTCCCTAATGTTTAGATATTCGGCAAGGAATGGAATGCGTTCAATGAATTTGAAACGCAATACATAGTAAAGAAAGGCTATCACCTGCCAGGGAGCAGTATAGGGCTTAAAGATTTTCTTCAGGTTCTTCAGTACGTTAGTGCCATAGAAGTAGATGATGGTGTATGTAATGAAGCTGACACACTGGAGTGCACCGGCATCCTGCCCCTTAAATCTACCCACTGCGTATATGGCTGTACACAAAACGAAAAACACTGTAGCTTCCCCGATACAACGGAAAGCTTTTTTGAAGTTAAAATCCTCGCCGTTGGCAATCATTCCTGAAAGGTAGCCAGAAGCGAAATTGAGGAAGAATATCAGGAACAATGACCAAAGTTCCCCCTCGATAGGATGAAGATAGGCCAGCACAGCTGTTAATATACCTATCAATACATTTTTTGCTTGTTCAATCATACTATTGCGAATTTTATTTTCTACGCAAAAGTATGAATAAACTGCTGGGCTTAAAAATACACTGCCACATCGCTGATGGGCGGCATGGCAGTGTTTACATGGGTGTGGTCTTAGTCTATTCCTAACCACTGTTTGGCCAGTTCCTTGGCATGCTCGCAGAACTGGTTGTATGTGCCCCATTCCTGGGCATAGCCCTCAGGATCGTTGCCATGGTGACGGTGGATGGCCATCTCTTCGCTCTCCGGATACTGGGAACGGATGATGGCATTGGCAACCTCTCCATAGTTCTCAGGATCATCACAGGGCATCAAGGTGCCACCATCCTCACGGGGACCCGAATACTGATAGCCGGTGATAGGTTCCGCATCATCTGGAGTACCAGGTTGCTTCCAGTTCTCAACAACGGTCTCGTTCATGAAACCGACGATATGACCTTCGCCAAATGGGAAGAATGTCATCTTCTGAGGATAAACAATTGAATTAATCTTATCCATAATCATGTAAATTTTGTATATACCTTACCATCCTTGCCCTTGACCTGTCTGATAACTGTTGGTGCCGGGAGGTCCTGAATAGAGAAGTCATTCATAGCCTGGTCTATCATGATCCTGGAACCAGTAAAAGCATAGAACTCTGCATCGATATCTGTCGGCTTTCCATCTGCATCCAGCTTCTTCTGGAAGAGGTAAGTCTCTTCTTCCTCACCGTTTATGCCTGTAGTAGAGAAAGTCTTAATAATCTTCTTGAAGCGTATAGCCAGTGCCTTACTTGGCACCGATTTCGATATCTCCTTTTGGTCTCCACTGGAATCCGTTACCTGAACCTTGATGGACTCCCGATCTATTTTTGAGTCTTGAATCAGATAGTCCAGGAGGAATATTTTCTGCGACTCGCAAGAGTCTACCCCCCCCGTTTTTGTCAACAAATTTTACTACAAGCGAAGAGAAGTTCACTTTTTGCTCAGGCGTCATTCCTTTGAAAGGAGGTTTTATTCGCCTGTTTTTGATAATCTTTCCCAAAGATTTTTCCATACCTAGAGTTTTTAATAAATTTATTGCATCTGCATGTTTGACGTAACCTAGTTGGCTGGCTACACGCTTACGAATCTGTTCTTCGTCAAATCCAAGTTTCTGCAGTCTATGAATTCGTCTAGCCAGTCTTTTCTTGTTCTCCTTACTTATTTCAAGACTGTCATGATAGAAAGTATAGCCTACCAGTCTAACGCCCTCCCATGTCTGTCTTATCTGATAGTCAGCGTTTATTGTTGCCCTGTAATCTCGAACGAGAACGACAATCATCAATTCTCTTATAATCCGAAGAAAAGGTTTGTCCTTATGGAAAATAAGTATGTTGTCAACAAAACGGTAGTAATGCCGCAACCCTTCACGAGCGAAACTATTGAAACGTCTGGCCAGATATTGTGACCCTCTCGATAATATAAGTCGTTCATCTGGAGTCTCTGCTGTCATTATCCACTCGGTAATGTACCTAGATGTCCAATAAGCCATCTTTTCAGGGTCTTTTGTAATATCAAAGAATCGTTCTACCAAACGGTCGAAGTCCGCAAGGTAGATCATTCCGAAGAGTTGAGCCATCTTTATTCCCAACGGGGCACCTTGGGGATAAGAGTCTATGACGCGATGTACCAACCTCCGGAACTTACCATCCTTGAACTTATCATTTACCTTTTTATGCAGCAGCTGATGATCCATCAATGGGAAATAATGATGAATGTCGAGTTGGAAATTGTAATACATCTCCTGCTGTGTGTTGGCATACAGATCGTTTCTCACGAAACGTACTAAAGCATGTGTGCCCAGCTTTGGACGTACTGCAGGTGCACGCCATGATATATAATCGTATACCTGTTGCTCATATGGCAGCATAGCAGTTGCTTCAGCAACATGATCGTGAACCGGTGCCTTTGCCAGTTTCCTTGCTTTCTTATCAAATATCCATTTCTCATCATATCCAGAGGGTGAAAAAGTCTCATCAATAATCTCCTGGAGAATAATCTGAAGGTTTTCCGGCAGATTTTCCTCAAAACGGATTATATTCCAGCGCTTATGCTTCTGGAACGAAAACCGTTCGAAGGCCTCTTCGGCATTCTTCAACGATTCATTCTCCCGAGTGTCGCGAATACGTCGCATTCAAACGGGGTTTAAAAAGTGAAACATTGATGGGTCTGTTGGAGGATCTGCAATTCCCTCCGACGGGTATGACGCTCGGCCTGTACCTACGAGTCTCGCCGTCATCTTGCGATATGTTCTCCCGATAGGGAAGGCTCACCCTCTTATACTTATGGGATTGTTGAGGACCGCGCCGTCGTTCGCATTGGCATTCGAGGGGGCATTGTTACCATTGAGGTACAGCGAGCCGGCATTGTCACCATTGTTCGCATTGCCCAAACGAATAGCACCACGCAGAGCGCTGATGAGGGTTCTACCTGCTTGAAAAGCGATGCAAAGTTACTATGTTTTTTTGTTACCAGCAAGCCAAAGAGCGATTATCTTTGTAATTTAGACTTAATCTAAACTGCGAGAGGGCATCGCCCACGAAGGGCGATGCGGGCCGCAAGCGGCCGGTTTGCTTTGCGTTCTTCGAACGCCTGTTTACGCTGTCAGCACCGCGAGGTTTGTGCTGAATGCTTCCGCGAATTCGCAGAGGACCGCGCCGCCGTGCGCACTGGCATACGAGGGGGCAGAGTTACCATTGAGGTACAGCGAGCCGGCATGGTCACCATGGTCCGCATAGCCCAAACGAACAGCAACACGCAGAGCGCCAGCCTCATGGACATTAGGATTGTAATATCCATCAGCATAGAATGTAGAACCAGAGCCGCCCACTTCGATTGGCATTCCCGAAAGATGGTCGAAGCTGATTTTCTTAATATAGCTCCAGTTAGCAGAACTATAGACAGGTGTCTTACCTATCAACAAGTGAGTACCAGCTCCAGAAATATCAAAGAGGCTTCCGTCAATCATATTCTCCACATACAGAGCTTGTGATCCATCCTCCTGACATACCAGCAGCTCATCTTCGGTTATCGTCCACAGGTACTTGTAGAAGTTCTTCAAACCCATGAAGCATGGAATACCAGTAACAGCAACGTTATTTCCTTCAGGATCCTTGATGGTAGCAGAGAGCAAACCGGTGAAGTCTCCCTTTTCGATACCGCAATCCAGGTCAATATGAGGATTATAGCCCCAGTCTGAACCCCAGTTTGAGGGATAGCTGGCACCCTGACCGAGACCACCCTGATGCAGACCGTTGCTGTCGAGATTTGCATTGTAGGCAGCCTGAATGTTTCGGTTATGGAAATAGATACGTGCCAGAGCTCCAGTGATGAATAGCATCACGCGCTCTGAAGTAAACCACATATCGCCATTTGCTCTAGCATAGTTGCGAAGTGTAGGCATGCCGATATTTGTCACAGGTTTACCCAGCAGTGAACGGTAAGTTTCATCCCAGTTGCTGTTGTTACCACCACGGAACTGAGCCGTCTTGTTGATTGTGGACATCAGTTTGTTATTGGTACGATCCAGCTGTGCGTAGCCGGCACAAGAACGGGAACCTACAGGGATATAGGCGCAAGGAACTCCAGGAATAGGACGGTCATCGCAAGCCTCGTAGTCGTACTCAGCATCAGACCAAGCAGCATAATAGATGCCAACACCCCAGCCCCACTGGTAATGTCCGTCTGTTCCGTCGAACTTCACCGCACCGCCATCCTCATAATGGCGATGATCTGCAGGATGCAGTTTCTTACGGCTATGGTCGTTCTTTACCATGTAACCGCCAATTTTAAAAATCTGCTGCATGTGAGCCAGACGAAGGAGATTTCCTACTGGCGTACCAGCAGAATTTCCATTTCCGACGGGCCACTTACAACCAAACCAGGTATTAGACGAATTGAGGTACTTATACAGATCCTCCACATTCGTCATACGCGCCTCCAGAGAAGTGCATCTCTGGGCATTGTTTACCGAGAGTGCATAAGATTCCTCATCACAGATGGGCTTATTGCCACTCGGCGTTGTCACATCAGTTATATAACCTTGTCTCATAACTATAATATAAAATAAGTAATCACTCTGCAAGTATCAGCGTCGAGCCAGAAACCCTTGCACTACTGTTAGCAGGGAAGACGAGCGTTGAGCCTTCCACATGAGGGGTCAACAGTCTCTCCAACATCTGCGCCTTAGCATCCTCAGTAAGTTCATTTCCGAGGTTGTCAAGGTAAGTCCTTGCGCGACCAGCCTGGAACTCTGCCTCTGCAGCTTGAGTATCCGCATTGTCGGCAGCATCTTTGGCACGCTTCACATTCACGATACAGCGCCACCACTCGTTTGACTTGGCCGAACCATCAGCATTGTAACCAGGCAAGGCATGCCCACGGTTACCATCCTTCTGTGACAGCCATTCCGATTGATAACTATCGAGACACGTCTGCATCGATGAATAATTGAATGCCGGATCATATCCCGCATTAGTTGGATTAGGAAGTATTTGTCCAAAATCGATATCCATAATTCAGATTCTTATTTATTCTACATAATGCGCCTTTAGCCTACCATTCTCCAAAGAGAATGTTATCCTATCGGCATTATTTCTAACTACATGAATACGTCCTGTTGCAGGATCAGTATAGAAGCGGTATGCCATCATACCACCTAACCAGAAATTACCAGTATCTTCCCAAACGCCTGTACGCAAGTTTCTACGCTCCCAGGTTCCAGTCTCCGCATTCTGACGGAACACGCCATCAAGTCTGGCCTCTTCGTTTTGCTGACGCTGTGTTTCTGCAGCCTTTCGTAGCAGTTCTTCTCTGATACGTTCAAGTTCTGCTGCAGCACGTTCCTGTTCAGCAGCAATACGATAGTTCTCAGCAGACACACGGAGTAGTTCTGCAGCAGAACGACTGCTCTCTTGAGACACTCGGGTATTTTCCTGGTTTGTTCTTATCAACTCAGCAGCAGCACGCTGTGACTCTGCCGTAGCAGCATCACCAGCCCACTGTTCTACATTGTCACGGAAGGGATTGTACCAGGTAGTAACGGTATTCTTGATGGCCAGAGCTTCGTTACCTTTCGATTTTGCATAATCACCCTGTTCCTCAGCATACTCACCAGCTTCTGTCAACGCTTCGGCCTGAGCCTTTGCATAATCACCTTGTGCCTTAGCATATGCAGCTTCTTCACGAGCAAGAGTTTCTGCCTGGTCTATACTCGCAGTGAGCATAGACAATGGGACGCGTACAGTCTTCTGAACGCCACCAAGAGTCTGTGTTGCAGGGAACGACACAATACCGTCCTTGACAGTTGCCAGCTCAATATCCTCTATACGTGATTGGTGTGTGCGGAGATATTCAAGAAATCCCGGCAACGCCATCACATAGAACGCCTGAAGCTCTTCCTCTCTGTTCATAAGCCGATATCCTCCTACTCTTCCTCTGGGATTTCAATACCAGTAAGTTCAGCAATACATTTTGCTGATTTACTGAAGATATCAACATACTCAGCGGCAGTCAGACCTTCAGGATTCTTAATACTGAGGATGATCTGGCCGCTTTCTTCACGAGATGCGAAAGCAACCTCCTTACCATCCTTAACAACCTTCGCATGTACCTTAGCGACGTTACCGCTCTGTTCCATACGGATTTTCATCTCAGCACCATCTGTACCGATTTCCTCGGTAAAGTTGCGCACACTCTTTACATCAACTTCTTTCATAATCTAAACAATTTATGTGAATAAATCAATAATAGCTTTCTTAGCACTTACCACAAGCGTACACTCGGGTAGTGTCATGATATTCTTGATAACTGGGTAATACACCTCTGGGATGGCAGCCTTGCCCTTCTTGTAAATCTCCCTCGCGATTTCATCCAAACCGATATCCCCAGTGTTTTTGTGGATATTGTTGGCTAACGGTTTCGACACATCTTTCTCCTCGAATTTGTCGAACTCAGTCTCCATCATAACCTTGGTAAAATCGAATACTTTCACCTTGATTTTCTTTTCTTCTTTTTTCATATTCTTATTTATATAAATGATTACCAACAATTAAATATTACCCACTTATTTATAGCCGAGAAGAACACCAGAATAAGCGATGCATCTGTAAAATTTACAGTAGAATAAGCATCACACCTATTTCCCCTACCATCTCCTTCCATAATAGGATGACTTCTGGTAGTAACCACAAGATCCTGGTTCGAGCCGTTTGTCGATAATGCACCATGGAGGAAGAACAATGTACCGTTTTTAGGATTGGCTGGTAAAGTGAATGAAGCATTCTTCACGCAACATCCAGGTGCGAAGAACCCGGTACCAACACCGTTCTGAATCTGGAAATACTCATCTGTACGGACATAGAACTCTTCTGGGCCGTATGCTACTATACCGGTACTTCCTGTATTAGCGGTAATTCTTATACCTGTTCCGTAGTCATAAGAGCCTATCTCAATACAGCTACCCCCATCATGTCTAATAGCAAGCATAGCACTAAAATCTACTGTAGATGCAAATCTAGCGAATTTAGTACCGCTCACGTTGAACTCCATATTACTTGCCACCGACAAGGTTCCCTTGATACTGCCACCATTGATTTCGCCTTTGATTGTAAGATTACCGCTCTGATCAAGTTTCAGCGTTTCGATATTGCTGCTATTCTTTACAGACCATCCATCTGTAACGAAATCGATTCTCGCGGCCTTCAGCGTTATGTTTTGGGCTATATGAGATATCACATCAGCTGATAGTCTGATATGTGATAGAGTCACCCCATCCCTGTCCTCAATAAAAGACGATATTTCAGCCTGCGACACGACCTTATCACTTGTAATGGTAATGCCAGAGCTCTTCACATCATCGACGGAGATATTGCCATCATCCTGCTTCTTCATCAGAACAGCTACGAAAGCGCAATCCGAAGGTGCACTTACGTCGATTTTACCACCATTATTAGCCTGACTCCTCCAACCACTACCTGTAGTGCTGCATACCACCTTGTATTTCGTAAAGTAAACGAAGAACACACTGAAGTTACTTCTACCAGAGTTAGACAGCATGCATACAGTAGCATCAGTAACAGGATAGAGATTCTTTGTTCTAATTCTAGTGTTAGAACCGGCCTTGATGGAATCATAGCCATAACCAGTGGATTCATTTGTGGTACCCTGCTCCCAGCCATCTATGTCACATATCTGCATAGGTCTGCTTTCTACAGCGCTAACCCTGCTAGTTATGTTTGTGTCATGAACCTCCAAGGTTCCCACCCTCGAAGTAATACTTGTGATATTCTCTTTAGCAGTATCGAGGTCATCGCTCAGATCGTCGAGGTCATCGCTAACCGATTGCACCTCTAACCTTATGGCTGCAGCAGTCTGGGTAATTGCAGATGCGTTTGACGTAACTCTACCATCAAGATCGGTATAGTTCTCTTCGACAGTCGAGCGAATCTCGCCTGCCTCAATGGTAAGGCTGGCTATACTGCTAGCGTTATCACTCGATTTCGTAGCCACTAGCGAGATATTCCTGGAAGTCTGACGTATCTGTGTTGAATACTCTGTCTTAAAAGTATTCAAAGGTTCTGTAGTCAGCGACAATACAGAGATGTAACATTCGCCGGTAAATCCCAGAACGAAATCACTCTGCCCGTCCCAGGTACCACTCCATTGGTAAGTAGTCCAGCCATCCGTTTTTTGCAGGATAGAAGTCTTCCCCTTTATCGATGACACATCTGATTCTGTGCTCGATGGGAAGCCAATGGTTAGCGTTCCGTCTTTTATTACACGGATACGAACTGAAAGATAGAGCGTATCCAGAACAGTATTGTACGTTGTAGTCTGCGTATCTTCGCTGCCCTCGATATATTCCTTATGAGTTCCTGGAGTGCGCATCAGAGTACGGCTCTGAGATACAGATCCGTTAACGATATGCAGCACCATCCTACCATCTTGTTCAACCGTCTTAACGGCAGAGCTTACATTTACCGGTGTACCAATACTGGCAACAACCGGGTCACCACCTACAGTCCAGAAACCCACGTTGTCATTGCTTACCATCCAGTTCTTCAGGCTGCCATCCTCGTTTATATCCGTAAATTTGGCATTACTGATGAAATTATCATCATCAGTCAGCTCGTAGACTGTCTCTGATATCTTGGTTGAAAGCAAACCGTTGAGTATCTCAACAAGCGTATCAAGGCTTTCGCCTGTACGACGCAAGCGTACATCTCCAACCACATAGGCGTTGATAAGATATTCTCCGAACCCTTTCAACCAACCGAACAGATGGTGACGAATTCCCTGAAGATTTCCAATACGGCCTTTCAGAGCATCGTCTGGGTCGGTCTTCATACCATACAGCACATCGATGTACGGTGTATTCTCGCCGACCGACATAACAGTTATAAGTCCCTTACGGTTAGGGTTGATATCATTGTCGGCACGTACCAGTGTGTCACCTTTCCTGAAAGCAAGCTCAGGAGTCATATTCTCCATGGTCGAAGTGAAGTTCTCGAACTCCAACCAATCAAGGCGGTTCTCGCCCAGCGACAGGTCACCAACGCCTACAGCCGTCACACGGAATTCATAAGCTTTGGTCACATTCCAGTCGTTCTCGAGAGTAGGATCACCATTATATTGTTGAACAACAACGATATCGCCTGTGCGCAACGAGTTATACAGTTTGCCGTCGCCGGTCTTCAGCCATACCTTTCCCGTCGATGGGTCGTAGTGGTCCACTTCCATCATGTCAGAGAAGAAGCGGTTACCGTTCTCACCCAGCAACTGAGAGATAATCATTTCGAAGACACGCAATGCGTTTCTGACTGTCACATTATCAATCTCCAGACTATACTTGTATTCCGTCTGACCAGAAGCATTGGTATAAGGAATCTTCTGGATGGCCCAGCCTAAACCGCCAAAGAAGGCCGACACGAAGTCGGTACTGGAGAGGTTGCCAGAGAAAGCAGAATCGCCATCCACCTGCAGGGCAGGAATCGCTTTCCCATCGATATCCTGGTGCTGCAGTCCATCGCCGAACTTAGCGAATGTCCGTACCCAAAGGCTCTCCAGCTCCGCATATCCCTCTTCAGTCAGCTTGCCACCAGCAAGGCCTTCGGCATATTCACCAAGGAATATGGTACCGAACGACTTCAGCCCCCGCATGAACTCAATGAAACCCTCTGCACGGTCATCTTCTATCTTAGAAAGGAATATATCAAGAGTACGATCCAGGAAAGGGATGATAGACAGAAACGCATTTCCGATACGGGTAGCCGTGTTGGCTGCCGTACGTCGTTCGTCGCGTATCCGCTCGAAAGCCGGTCTGAGTGAACTATCTGCTTTATTTATCATATGGTGCAAAGATACCTGTTTTACTGCGCTGATAAAAATACCTTAAAAACGGTTGCTCCGGATGGTTCCTGTGAACAGTTCGTCGAGGAACGAGGACATCAGGCCCTGGTATGCTTTGCCGTAGAACTCCGCCTCGGTGAGGTTCAGGCGACGGATGCTATAGTAGTATTTCTTGAAGAACCAGTCGCGGGGCATACGCTTCTCTCCGGATGTGAGAGCGGCACGCTTGCCGGCATTTGGGCCACGCTGCACGGTCACCTCCTTGAACTTCGGGCTTCTCATGTGTTCCTCCGACAGTCCGGCACCCACCTGACGGGCGCCGTATTCATGCTTACCCTCGCGGAACTTATCGCCCATAAATAGCAGGTTGCCGCCGTTACCATGGGCGAAGCCCTTGCCGACACCTGCAGCTACAAAGAGGCCGTATTGCAGGAACTTGTGTTCGATGGTGGTCACATACCCCGTTGAAACGAGTTCCTGGAGTGATCCTTGCAGGGCGCCTGAGTCGGTGATGTTCAGCTGGATGATTTTCTCTCTCCAGATATCGATCATCATCCTCGACCAGCCACGCTCGTACTGCTCTATCTGCTCCTTCGTGAAGTGATAGAGCTTGCCACGACCATAGCTGCCGCGCTCCTGCGCCCTCATTCGCTCTGCATTTGCTCCCATCTGCTACCTCCTTATTCCGTTATCCATTCACTCTCCAGTTGCTGCTCATCCTCATAATCCATCGATTCCGGCTCATCGTTCTCTACCATGAAGTAGAGCCCCGTGACACCGCTCATCGTATAGCGTCCGAACTCCTTGCTGTAGATTTTCTCCACGTTCAGGAAGGTGATGTCATCATCTTCGTCCTCGCGGTGTTCTTTGTCCCAGATCATGCGACGCACGAACTGCTGGAAGATCTTACGGCAGAGGTTCAGCTTCGCTTCACGGTCTTCCATGTCATCCCACTTGTAGGATGCCAGGACGAACACCGTATATACACGGCGCTTGAAGTACGAGACACCTTCCGAGTACAGGTTCTGGTCGGTGGTGTCATCAATCATCACGAAATTAGCCGTTTTCTGGAACCCCTGCATCACGCCCTCGATGCTTTCGGGGCCGCTGCAAAAGACCGGCTTGAAGCCGTTCGCCAGGCACAGCTTGTTCTTCTGTGCCAGCTGCTCGAAGTAGGCCAATGCGTTAAAAATCTCGTTATTTCTTTCCATATCAGCTACAACGTGTTAAAAAAATCACGGTTTCTTGTCGTATTTCTCGTGAAACTCCTTGGCCTCGCGGGCCTTCTCATTCAACTCAGTCAGCGCACGCCAGCAGGGAAGGGCCTTGATGGTTTCTTCCTTGGTGATGTCACCCTCGGTAAGTGCGCGGATCTGTGCGTCCATGGCGCCCATCAGGTCTATGTCCAGCTCTTCGATATCTGCATCCACCTTCCTAAAGAAGTGCGGCCAACGCTCAGCGAAGAAGCTTTTAACGTGGGCAAACCAGCGCAGTGTGCCCATCTGTTCCGCAGGAGAGAGTGACAGTCGCTTAGGATGCTTGCCGTTACGCTTCACATACAGGAACGTTGCCAGCTTCTCTATCATCTCCGGCTTGCCGCTGCTGACTGCCAACTGGTAGTATTGTTCTGCCAGGAGGTAGTCACCGAACGGGTAGTGGTCCAGGATATCGTCGACCGCCCGACAGCCGTGAATGCGCTCCAGCCGCACATCCATGCCGTCGAACGGATCGATGAAGTCGAATTGCCGGATGAAGCTCTGCACCTGCCACACCTGCAGTGTGAACCAGTGGCGGGGCTTCCACCATGCAGGACGGAACCAGCAGCGGTAGCTCTGCGGCTCATCGTGTGCCGTGCGCACGGTATAGCCTTCGATATGTATGCCACTCAGCCGGATAAGCATGTACGTTTTGACTGTCGCCAGATTGTCAAACAGTGACAGCAGAGTCAGCACGTAGCGAAGCTGTCTCTG